TGTCGGCATGGCACTCAAGGATGCAGGCTATGATGTGATGGTGTGGGATGCGTGGTCAGCAAGGGACAGCGCACGCTACCATTCCGGAGAATGTGAAAAGAAATGGCGCAGCTTCAGCGGCTCTGAGCATCCTGTCACTGCCGGAACCATTGTAAAAATGGCACTCGATAACGGGTTCCAGCCAAAAAAAAGCACCGGCGGTTCTGCACTTGACTGGAATGATTATATTGGTGAAGATTATGTGGTAACATCCCCGAATCAGGTACAGGCTTTGCCGGTGCGAGAGCCGGAACAATGGGACCCTGTGGCGCAGATCACCAAGTATATCGAAACTTTGTTTGATTCCGGTGAAAATGTCGGCTATGTCACAGAATGCTGGCAGAACAATGATGGCAAGTATCTCCCGACCGCAGGCTGCTGCGACAGAACTGCAGGAAAGCTTCTTTCCGAGCTCGCAAAATGCGGTGGGGACATTGGAAAGGTTTTCGGCGATGCAAATCCTGAGTGCGGCGCCTGGATCCGCTTCAATCCTCTGGACGGCAAGGGCGGCAAAAATGAGAATGTCACAGACTTCCGTTATGCATTGGTAGAATCCGACCATTTGCCAATTGAACAGCAGCACGGCATTCTGCAGGAACTGCAGCTCCCCATTGCCTGCCTTGTACACTCAGGCAAGAAGTCCCTGCACGCAATTGTCAGAGTGGATGCAGGCAGCTATGATGAATACCGCAAGCGTGTGGAATTCCTGTATAATGTCTGTGACAAGAACGGTCTGAAGGTGGACAGGCAGAACAAGAATCCCTCCAGACTCTCCAGAATGCCCGGCTTTGTTCGTGGTGAAAACAAGCAGTTCCTGCTCTCAACCAACATAGGCTTTGCAACATGGGCGGAATGGAAGGACTATGTGGACAGTATCACGGATGATCTTCCGGACTTTGAAAACATGGCAGAGCTGTGGGAGAATATGCCGGATCTTGCACCGCCGCTCATTGATGGTGTACTGCGTCAGGGACACAAGATGCTCATTGCAGGACCGTCAAAGGCAGGAAAATCCTATGCGCTCATTGAGATGTGCATTGCCATTGCAGAGGGGCGCAAGTGGCTTGGATGGCAGTGTGCAAAGGGAAAGGTGCTGTATGTCAATCTTGAGGTTGACAAGGCATCCTGCATCCACAGAGTTCACGATGTATATCGGGCACTTAATATACCGCCGCAGCATCTGTCGAGCATTGACATCTGGAATCTGCGTGGCGTTACCGAACCTATGGACAAGCTTGCACCGAAGCTCATCAGACGTGCAAGGAAAAACAGCTACATCGCCGTGATCATTGACCCGATCTACAAGGTCATCACCGGCGATGAAAACAGCGCCGATCAGATGGCACATTTCTGCAATCAGTTTGACAAGGTCTGCACGCAGCTCGGGTGCGCCGTGATCTACTGCCACCATCACAGCAAGGGCTCTCAGGGCGGCAAGCGATCCATGGACAGAGCATCAGGCTCCGGCGTATTCGCCCGTGATCCCGATGCACTTATTGACATGACGGAGCTTGACCTGACCGAAGACATCATACGGCAATCAAAGAACCGTGCGGCGTGCAGCATCTGCGCAGGGTATCTTAACCGCTTTGCACCGAATGCAGCGGAGGAAGCAAGCCCCGACGATCTCCTGAGCAGGAATGCGGCGGTCAAGCTTTGCTGCGATAATCTTGCAAGAGAACAGTATGAGGCACTGAAAGCTGAGCTGACAGCTTCCGATCAGCGCATTCAGCAAATGACAGCATGGCGCATGGAAGGCACGCTGCGAGAGTTCCCGAAGTTCGAGCCGAAGAACCTCTGGTTTAAGTACCCCGTACACGAGGAGGACACGCTCGGCGTGCTGAAGGACCTACAGACGGAATCACAGATGCAGTCGTATCAGATCGGCGGCAAGCGTGGCGGTGAAGCACAAAAAAGAGCTGCAAAGGCAAAGGCAGCGGATAAGAATGCGGAACTGCTCAACACCTTTGATGCGGTGAATGTCAGCGGCGATGTGACGGTGCAGGACTTGGCAGAATATCTGGGAGTGGAAGAAAAAACAATCCGCCGCAGGATAAAAAGCTGCGGTGAACTGAAAGTGGACAAGAACATTGTGACCCGACAAACAGAGTGAAGTCAGGGACAAAATCAGGGACAAACCCCTATATATAATATATAAAAATGTCCCTGAGAAAATGCAATGTCAATGAGAACAGGAACAGAGGGCTTCAAGAGCCAGCCCTCTGTAACCCTGTCCTCTATCATTGACTAAGGCGAAAGGAGAAATAGTGTATGTCAGATTATTATGAGCTTCTCAGAGAAGAACAAGGCATTCCGGCAGATTGTCCATTTACAGGTCAGCCGTGCTATGACGAATACCAATGCGGTGAATGCCAGATCAGCGATGACTATCGGAGATGGCTTGAAGAACAGGATAGAAAGGAGGAACCCGCATGCTGAATTTCTTCATGCCGATGATCCCACCGACAGCAACCCATCAGGAAAAAGGCTGTGTGATTAAAAACGGCAGACGACAGTACTACGACAGGGGCAACGGGGATGCAGAAGAAAAGCTCAAGGCACACCTTGCACAGCATGTTCCGCAGGAGCCGTTCACGGGTGCGGTCAGAGTCGTATGCAAATGGTGTTACCCGATCAAGGGCGAACACAAGAACGGAGAACCATACACGAACAAACCCGATGTGGATAATCTCTGCAAGGCACTTTATGACATTATGACAAAGCTCGGTTACTGGAAAGATGACAAGCAGATCTACAGCGGCATTACAGAAAAGTTCTGGGCAGAAGTGCCGGGCATCTATATCAGGATTGAGGAGGCGACCACATGAAAATCATCATCACACTGGAAGGAGTTGACAGGCGATGACAGTTGAACGCCTTGCAAATCAAGTAAAATGGGTGCTGTTCAGCTTGGACAAGGAAAAGATTCAGCAATTCGCAAAGAGCTGGGGAATTACACTTCCGAAAAATGACAAAGACTTTTGGAGAGTCGTATATAACTCCATTCTGGAAATTCCTGACGCACCCAAGGGCGTGCGGCTGAGGGCGATGAACTGGCTGACGATAAACGGAAAGGAGTAAACTATGATCAATTTTGTTTTGGGACTGCTGATCGGCGGTGTGCTCGGCATAGTAATACTGTCATGCTGTATTATTGCTGGGCAGAAGGAACACTGCAGGAAGTGTACGAAGGACTATTGTGATGACTGCAAGTATTGGAATTGGAGTGATGAAAATGAGGTTGATTGATCTGGACGAACTGCTCAAAAGAGAGGAGCAAGCATATCGTCAAGTAATAACGCAAGAATCGAAAACACCAGATGCACCAATAGTGATGACGCTGATTCACGAAGCGTTTGTGGGAATGCTGACGGATTCTCCGATTGTAGAAGCCGAACCTGTAGTACGTTGCAAGGATTGCGAGTACTGTCCCGACATTGGAACAAAAACCAAAGGCATGGTCTGGTGTCGGAAATTTAGAACAGAAGTTCATCCAAACGGCTTTTGCAGCTACGGTGAACGCAAACCGCCGGAGGACAAGCCATGACCTGCCACGACTGCCGCTACTACAAACGCCGCTGTATGGATCGCTTTCGGGGGATCCCATGCAGAGGGTTTAAACCAAAAGGAGGAGATACCGATGAGAAACTACCAGCGACAGAAAAACAACCCATACAAACTGCCGCACAACTTGTACATGAGAATGCTGTATCTGGTCAGGGATTATGAGCGGATGAAATCCGAACGTAAGAACATCCTGCACGGGTCTCCAGCAAGCGATGGGATTCCTTGTGCAGGTATCGGGAACCCGACAGAAAACAAGGCGATTAAACTCGCATCCATGGATTCGGATTGTGCAGCAGTGGAACGTGCTCTTTCTGGAATACCGACAGAGTACAGGAAAGGTATTATGGATAATATCTGCTATGGTTCACCGTATCCAATTGATGCTGATTATGAAACATATGGAAGATGGCGTAGGAGATTCTTGTATTACATTGCCCAAAATCTAAATTTATTTTTTTAGGTTGCGGTGCACGGGAAAAAAACAAGTGCTATAATAATATCATAGAAAAGCAACGGAAGAACACCCCGGCTTTTCCGTGCGGAGTCTGTTCCTCTCTCTCCGCACGTTTGGGCTTCCGCTCCTTTCTGGTAAAAAAATCGCCGGATTATGTGCAGCCCGGCGATGATGCAGTAGGCAGTCCGGAGCAACGGCCACGTTCCTGCAGGTGTGACTCCTGCGTGCTGCAACCAACAGGGTAGCTCAATTGGTAGAGCAGTACTATTGTCAAGGCAAGAGACGTGGGTTCGAGTCCCACCCCTGAGAGGGAACAAATTCGTATTGGATGGTGTACACATCACAATATGGGGCTGTTCCCTCGAATGGCAGAGTCGAGAAAAGGCTTCTCACATGGCTCATAACCATGCTCATGTCGGTTCGAGTCCGACCTCTGCAACCACAAGATTCCCCATTGTGTTTTCCATCTCCACGAGAGCATCCGAGTAATCGGGTGCTTTTGTGTTGCTATTTCATGAAAGGAAGGTGAGGTCATGCCGAAGCTGACAGAAAAACAGAAACGTTTTTGTGAGGAATACCTCATCGACCTGAATGCGACTCAGGCGGCAGAGCGAGCAGGTTATAAAAACAGAGAAATTGGTCGCCAACTCATTACGAAAAATAACGTTTTAGAGTATTTGAACATGCTTCGTGAACAGCAATCCAAACGCACCGAAATTACCGCTGACATGGTCCTGAGAGAGCTTGCAGCTATTGCATTTTCCGACAGAACGGAACTTGCAAAAATAGACAGCGATGGTATCGTTATTTTCACCCCTACCGATCAGCTTTCACCCGAAATCAAAAAAGCAATCGCAGGCATCAAGGAAGGTAAATTCGGCACGGAGGTTTCGTCCTATGACAAGGTTCGTGCGTTGGAGCTTCTTGGAAAGCATCTTGGCATCTTTGACAAGCGTGATGATAATGCCGATACACTTGCTAAGCTCGACGAGGTTCTTGCGAAAATCGGAGGCGATCCTTAATGCCGTTCTCTCCCATGCAGCTTGCGTACTTCCGGGACGCAACGCACCGCTGGAACATCAAATCGGGCGCTACCAGATCCGGCAAGACGCACATGGACTATTATCTAATCCCCAAACGCATCCGTGCGGTTTCAGGAAAGGAAGGTTTGACGATGCTCCTTGGAAACACCAAGGGAACATTGCAGCGTAATATCATTGAGCCGCTTCAGACAATCTGGGGCGAAAAGCTGGTATCTTCAATTCGCAGCGACAACACGGCGACACTGTTCGGAGAAAAGGTGTTCTGCATCGGCGCTGACAAGAAAAGCCAGGTTGATATTATCCGTGGATCCTCCATAAAGTACTGTTATGGCGATGAAGCGGCAACATGGCACGAGGATGTATTCACAATGCTCAAATCCCGTCTGGATAAGCCCT